TTAAGATATCTCCTTCGGAAAACATTTTACAAATGAATACCCGTCGATAATAGGGTAGAAACTATACTGAAAAATACTAATAAAAACAAAATTTAACATGGCGTTTCAATTCAACAAATTGTTTATGATCACGTTATTTTCGTGTCACGTGATCAGATAGTATTAAGAACGTGGCTGATTAACCATTAAAGGTACTCCTATCAAATAAGAGAAAGAAAAATCATCAGCCGCAGCACGATAAAGTACATTACCTATCGTGATAGATTCAGTTTCTGGTATTGAGGAAACTATTTCCATAGACACCAGACTGGCGGGTATATTACCCTTGAGCATGTTTTCAACAGTTACGCTATTGGTTTTAGAAAGCAAAACTGGTGATATGTGCGAAACATTATAATATGGTACCTCAACCTCAAGTTGTCCCTCAATTACTGTATCTACTAACGTTTCAGCCATTTTTGGAATAGAATTGACCGTTGTGAACGCCCATTTCTTGGCTGGATCGTCGGGAGAAAAAGCAGGAATTGTTGATAACCAATTAAACATATTATCACACACACCATTTAACATGCGCACACGCCATACCTCACGAGAAGGATAGCGTGTTGTCCCATAATTATTGAAATTAAGTAATTTGAGACGAATACCACCACGCGAAAATGCGTAAATGGTAGAAAAATAATCCAAATAACCATACCGCTGAGTAGCAGTAGTAGAAGTTACAGGAGGATTAAATTGAAAAGGAGCTACTGCAAGAGCATTGGAACCGGAATCAAAAGTCGTATTAGAGACAGCAGCAAAGCGTTTGATTAATTGACGAGCTGAGAAAATTTTCTCGCCAATACAATTTGCTTCAGGAGACCAATTATAGCGATAACCAATCCCAGACAAAGGGGCCGGAGTGCTACCAGTTTGAGCTTCATTACGCGTAATGGTGTCAACAGACATCATCTGCGCTTGTGGTCGTGAAACCATCTCAAAATCGGCAGCCTCCAGATCACCATTGTATGGTATATAGTTAGGAGCAACAGGTACTGCAAAAGTTAAATCTGGACCACCAGATACTTCAACAATACAATCAATAGAATCAGAAACATTATTCGCAGCCACCAACTTATTCAACACATCAACTCTAATAATACCATGACAAGCATTATATAAATAAGCATTTGCGTTAGCACCATTAGACAATGAAGGCGCACCAGGATAAACCGAATGCATCCAAAAGCGAGTAGATGGAAAGTCAACTGTAAAAGAAACCTCCGTAGAAGTTCTCAAATCGACAACCATTTTAATCGTTTTAGATATATCTGGCTCGGTTTGTCCTAGTACACCAACGCTGTGATAAGGTATATAAGAAATAAGCAAGCGACCCGAATGATATTGAGTTTTGACGAATTTAAAAGTATAAACTAAACTACCACGCCAATAGGCGAAAATATTGGAAAGAAATCCTAAATGAGTGGTAGTATAAACATTAGTCAAAGAAGTGGAATAAGGTGATACTTTATAGGGAGTTGCAAAATCAGAAAATAAAGTAGTTCCCGTAGCAGATCCATCACCAGTTGATGGCCAAGTAAATCGTGTCCAATAATTTGGAATGGACGCAATCTTGTTGATCATCATTTCATCAAGATCAGAACCGGACACATTATTCGTTTCTATAGAATTGGTAGCAGAGAGAGCAAGACGATGTGAAGTGTCCACACCGTTATAGTTAGACATTCGATTTTGATATCGTTGTTTTATCTCCGTTGCGGGAGCTTCAGATGTAGGTTTTGAAAAACCCATTTGTTGAAGAAGGTTTGCCATTTTACCAGAAATCCAAGCGGGTTTCGATAAAACATTCCCCAACAATGGATCTTTACTCAAAGTAGTTAATCCTTGAGATACTTGACCAACGCCAGTGCTAATGACATTAGTATCATGCATCTTTTGATTCTCCATTTGAGCGAATGCACGAATCTGGGGATCATTACCCTGGTACACATTAGCACCAGTAGCATAAGAAGGTTTGACATCTTCCAAATGAGCCCAAACTGTGTATTCAACAGCACCCGTACCAGAAGCTTGATCCTTTAACTGAGAATAAACAACAAGATAAATCGATCCAAAAGAGCCTTGTCCAGTAACGAGATTATATTGAAGATGACACGCAACGTAAGGAATACGCAATTCAATTTCTGTTCCAACGCTTAAATCTAAATCAACGCGAGGACAACCAGAACGACCGGCCAAAGATTTATTCACCATTTCCACATGGTCAGGCATATATTGAGCATAAGGTATATACTGCAACATTAACCGACCCTGTTGAAACGGTTGCGAATTGACCTGAACTTTAATAACCAACGTAGCATAGAGTGAAACAAAACCTTCCAGTTTTTCTCTATACATTTTATTAGCTATCAATTTTTCAGGAAAATTAGCAGTGAACAATTCATGACCATTTGTTTTAGTTGTATCCCAAAGATCAGTAGCAACGACAACAGGTCGTTTCAAGAAAGAAACAATATCTTTGATCTCATTATCATAAACAGTCATGTCCATGATATTCGAATCTATTTGAGCAATTTCAGGGAGAGCAGTAGCAGAAGGTATAACACCTTCAGAAGCAAAAGTAGTTATTTCTATTTTTTGATTTGTAATTTCATTAACATTTTCAGCAGGTCAATTTCTTATATAAAGTGACAACCTAATCACTATTATAGCACTAGGGGTTCCTGGATATTGAGGGGCTGCCTCGACGCATCCTGGAAGTAAAGCTTAAAAGCTAACGTCGTTATTAAAATAGCAGTGATTTTCAGATTTGAACCCTAGAAAATTATTCCGAAAATCAAGATCACATTTTAACCTTAAACGATGAAAGAATCTGGATTATATACATAGTCATATATATATTCCTGATAAGTAGCGATTTTTGGATTGAACCTTAAGATGTTACGCACTCTATCCACATGCGCAACAAATTTATCAAATACATCATGTCCATGCAATACCATTTCACGTGCAGCTGTTTCCAGATTTGATTTCAAAATCTCATCTGGATCAACTGTATTCCGAGTCCAGTTCAACATTTCATATATTACATCAATGCGCAAAGGAGCAACATATCTTTGAATTTCCTCATTAAACACAAAAGCTCTTTTCAAAAACAAAACATCATCTAATTTTCGATACTCGATCAAGCCACCAGTTTTGTTCTCATCTGTATATTCATGACCAAGAGTTTTCAAAGCAGCAGAAATTGTAGTTTGATTAAAATGCTCGATTGCGCGTTTTGAAATATTCAAAACATTGTCATCACCATAACTTACCATACTTACATGTCGATTGAAATTAGACATGCCACTCATACCCACACTCGACATACACTGCATCCAAGCCATTCGCATTATTATACTATTATAGATACTATTTATTATCACTGTAAATGGATTACCAGATGGTTGACTATGCGTCCACATATACACCACACTATCAAAAATATGAACTGAATGAACTATATGTGTCCACAAACCCAACCGAATTTGCTTATTAACTTCTCCATCATCATACCAATCATTTATTATATCTAAAATAGCCCACAACACCTGTACATTCAAAGACCCATCAAAATTAGAAAAATCACCAGCAATTACACATTCACCTCTTTCTTTCAATTTCAATGCTGTTTTATGCCAATCTAAAGAATACACATTCGTGCCCACAGTTATTTCATTATCAATTTTGTTATGCATCAAAAAAGCTGCAAAACCCAGAAAATATTGTCGAAAAGCTATAACGAAATGAACGGGACAAGCAGAAAATACTCTTGTTTTACCAGCATCTACTTTGGCAATCTCTCTTCTCTCATCCTTCTTTGAATCCATACAAAACACATTTCTAATTATCCCATTCTTACAATCATTTATCAAATTACTCACATCAATTTCTAGATTTTTACATTCTTGTGACGTTAGATCATATTCAACACCACTACCAAACCACTTCTTCTTTCCTCCTTTACCTTGACGTTCACCACTATATGGAAATCCAGGAGATGTTGTTCTATTGATAGCACGCATATAATCATCATCTTTACCCAAAACGCCCTGTTCGAAATTCAACACTTGTTTATAAAATTTCACATCCAAATTCTGATAATTAAAACAAATAACTTGCTGCACATCATTCTTACACGCTGATAAGTTATCCACATTCAACAAAACAGGAACCACACCACATTTTTTTAAGCCTAACATTAGAGGATCAATCAATTTACCATCAATCATTTTTGATCGGAGTAAAGCTGGTTTTGTCGTAGCAAGAGTTATCTTATTGTGCAAACGTGATGGAATAATAGCACTCGTACAAGCTTGACCCACTTTCTTTTTATGTTTACCAACACTCACAAAAACACCTTCAGGCATAGCAATATCAGCCAGAGGATTGATTTCGCTATTAATTTCAAATAAAAACTGTGCTGCTGGATTATTTAATGCTAATGTTTCTAATGCTTTATCTAATTGTTCTCTGAATAATTTACACGCATAAGCGTTCATTTGAGCGTCACCAGCAACATGCATACCTATTATTTTGCGCTGCAAACGTTTATTATATATCACAACCATAGATCCACAATCACCATTACTCGTATTTGCTACATATGAGTAATAGTCCCTTTGCACATGAAAATGAGAGCTGTTCAAATCTATCTCCAATTCGCGATCAACCGCTTTAATTTCTCCAAAAGTGTGATAAGTTGGTACATGAGAACCATCTTGTTGAGTTGCGAATGTGGCTAATGAACCTCTCATCCCATTCCTTATTGATGTTAAATCTTCTTGCGTTACAATATGTTTTAAGAGATCTTTATGCGCATGGCACATAGTTCTATGCAGGCACATTACCACACAATCTTGTTGTTCTTTATCACCAGGTTCAGCTTTCAAGTGTTTTAATCTCACCATATTTCCAGTATTACTTCCATCTATCCGCAATATATGAGGAACAGGAAATTTAATCACAGGCTCATTCCCATATTGATATAACCACAATTCACCCACAAGACATTTTTCATTCAACAATCTCCACACATAATGGAAGGGCATTACAGCCGACCAACCTTTCAAAAACGTTATGTTGCCAAGATATAATTCACGATCACCAACATACTTCATTCTATAAGTATTCTTCCTTATGACATCCTGCAAGACAAACATAGCTTGAGAATCAGAACACCCCTGACTTTGTACATCACCTATTTTCAACATGCCTTCTTCAATTAACAATTGATCTGCACATTGCCTACAATAATCAGGACCACTGAATTCATTCATCTCCATCCTATCATCACACACACCACATGTATCAACAGGTTTACAACTTTCAACTTCAGCATTTCGATTTTGTAACCAACGAACAACAGAACCGGCTACTCTAAAAAGGGGTGGAGCAGCTGCCCTAGTCATAGCACAAGCCACTAAACTTGAACCTATTGCTTGACACGTATCTTTCCTTCGTTGTTTTTCTTTTTTCCATTGTTCTTCATCACAAACAGCATCTTCTATGTTAACACGAGGTGCTCGAGCTGTCTTATTGTCTCCAGATTGAACCATTTCAACTCGTGTTCTAGGCTGTCGTGCTGTCTTCATATCACCAGATTGACCCATCTCACATATCGGTTCGCTTATATCATCTTCTTCATCTGCCTTATCTACCGCCAATAATGAAGACATAGAAGAATACATAGTAAAAATTGTCAATCCCATGCCAACAAATGCTAAAGCACTCAAAACAGGATGTTCTGTCACAATACGATAAGCCTCATTTTTCAAAATTTTACATCTCTCACAAAATCGATCATACATTTTAAACAATTTTTGATATTTAGTCTCAGCAGATTCCACAACCTTATCCTTGTATACACAATATGCATTCCACCGATTATCATCTAAAGCAATTTCCGCCTCTAAAGCAGCTAAAGTTTTCCCTTCTCGCAATCCTTGTACCATAAATGCATGAAAATCTTCATCCTCACAATCTACATACACACCAGACGCAGCATCATCCATTTCATTATCGCGACCCATTTGAGCTAAAGGTCGACATGCATATTCTCTCAACCACGCTAATTTAGATAACGATTCTTCCTTAGCTTTCAACCACGAATCACCCATCAATGCGGAGAATGCTTCATAATCAATTGGTTTACCACATTTCTCCTTATTAGCATTCATTTTCTGAAACTGATAAATACTCAAATCAATTTTATCCTTGGGAACTTTAGTTTTATCCAATTTCACACGCACAACCTTTCCTACGTTATCTGTTTCTTCAATACCATATTCTGGTTTAGGAGAAACAACATAACAATTATCATACATCCTAGTTTTAAAAGCATCCGGATGAGTCAAAGACTCAATGTTCACTTCCATTTCATTGGTTGTATAAATCAAAACTTCAGCTTGTGAAAAAGTATTTTTATCATGAAGAGCGGCCATATGTAGATGTTGAGGAAAAGTATTACAAGATCTAATTACTTCCATAAATTCGGGATTTGGTTTTGTTTTATCATCTTTCAATTGAAACGCGTCATCATAAATAACAATTTTCTGACTATTATATCCATCGTGAAATTCAGTCTCAACTTGGCGTGCATAAGTATAAGTAGCAAAATCTTCTGGTTTTAACACCCCCATCTTTCGCAATATATCTATACACAAAGGATAAACCACTTCAGTTTTACCTATTCCTGAACTTCCTACCAACCAAATTGTTATTGGACGCATTCGGGGTGAACCACCTTTAACAGCACTTGATGAAACAAGCTCATACAACATCTTAGCTGGGTGCAAAAACGCTGTAACCATTTGATTTTCTAAATAAGATAATTGTTCTTCCTTAAATTTCAATCCTTGACGCCACAAACCCTCTACTTTATTTGCTATTTCTGGATGGACATCTAATTTTTTCCTTTCTTCCAAAACTAAATATTTCCGCACGTCATTAGCCCACTCTTTAATCTCTTCAGTTAAGGAATTTATAGTCTTGAGTTCTTCACGCGTCTTTCCCAATACCATCATTTTGACATGATCATAAGCAATATTCCAATAGTGGTCAGTCATATCAACTATCTTCCCAGCACCAGCCACAGCTTTCGGTATACGATCCAGTCGCAAAATAAAGGAATCCCAATCTTTCTTTCCTGGTATAGCTTTTACACACACAAATGCCATGATTCCAAATAAAATTTTCCCTGCAATTGAGAAGACATCACTATAAATAAAATCTTCTGTACCCATTTGTGCTTGAGGCCTCTTAATTGTTAAATTTATTACTTGTTCTTTCAGATCTCTGACTAGTTGAATTATGCACTCAGGCACACCAAATTGATACACCATAAAACTTAATACTAAAACTACAGCTATTCGATATTTCTCAAATTTGAAAAGAAGTTTTATCAAAATTACTAAAATTATTATCTTAATTAAATCATCTTTAACACTTACTAATTTATCTGTTGACGACATACATGATTTTTCAAAACTTTCCTGCATCATAGGTAATGCAGTTTCAACAAAATTCGTTATTCGATGAATATCCTCAGACACAGATGAAAAATCATTTTCTGTTACATTTTTCAATCGACTAAATAAAGCTTTAGTATCTTCAAACATTTGTGCTTGGGGACGTTTTGCATCTCGCGCCATCTCTCGGTCTATCTCTTGAATTTTCTTTAAAAATTTTCTTCTCGCCTTTTCCAACACCATGACTCTAGGTTCGTTGTATCGAGCACATGATGGGTGCGATTTTATTTTCTTTAAATTTTCATAACCAAAATCTCTTAACATTTTCGACTGATTTGGTCCAGGGTTGGCTTCAATTCCTTCTCTAAGAAGATCTCTTATCCAATGAGACGGCCCGAGGATATCCAAACGATATTCTTCACCAGCAACTATGAATTCTAAAAGAGAAAAGGAAGCTTTCTTCCGCGCTTCAACCTTGCTGGACATCGTAGCATCTGTTTCATACGAACATCCATCAAGCATTCTAACTCGCAATGTACATTTAAACAATGGAGTATGATCTTCCGTCTGAGCAACTCGTGCAAAATAGACCTCCAATGTAGTAACACGAGATAATTGCAAAAACTCATTTAAAGCAGAAGTTGGATTAACATTATCATCTGCAGGTCCAGGGTTTGGTTCAATTCCTTCTTCTGTGAGATCTTTAACATATTCATCTTGTTCTTCCCAATCACAAGGTGTTTCTTCACCAAAACACAAACCTTCTTCAATTTGATAATTGCGCAACCATTCCTTAACAATGATGTTATTAATTAGAAGCTCTTTGATTTTCTGCTTCAATTCCAAATGACGAGCGCCACTAAATGGTTTTTCGCACACATGCTCAAAAACGCATACACGCTCACTTGGAGTCAAATATTCCAATGAGATCCAATCATCCATGTCTAACTTCGGGATGACAACTTTCTTCATTCTCTTCTTCTTCGGCAAAGCGCGAATCTTATGCTCACGCACAAAATTCTCACGACGCACACAATAATTATGCATAAAGTAATGAGTGAATTCACCCACTACTTCGGCATGTCGGGCTGACATGCATGATACATCAAAATGATATGCGTTTGAATTAGAAGTCTTTTTAATTGTCGTGAAGACTTCTTCGACGAGTGAGTTTTGGCAAGCTCCCACAATGCTTTCGACGGTTTGGGTTTCGGAAAAATTCATATTTTATGAAATGCAACTTTTATTACATTCATATTACTGTACAGAGCTCCATGCTAATTATTTTACTAGAAGGAATTAATCATCTTCACTTATAATAACGCATGCTGAGGGTCCCTATGAAAACAGTGAGGTTCTCAGAAGAGTTGAATAATACTAATAATAATAAAAGACTTGTCAAGTTTTAATACATTTGAATAAAAAGGTTAACTTAATCTACGTAATCCATTTCAATCCACTGTCACATGAATTTACTGAGGTACAAGGCGCCAACCTAATTATAACCCATAAGCAGAGGTATAAATCATAATAAAACAAATCATTTTTCGAGAGCAAGTCATCATCATATTTTAATTTAACATACAAAAACTACTGCAGCACATAAAAGCAGCACGTAAATTTAACACACGGCTCACTTCGGCCAGGCCAATAAGATCAGTTCGGCCAGGTTATCACTCAACAGGTACTGAACTCATTTAAGAACTAGACAACACTAATGCCCAATGGGAGCGTTGAAAAGGTATTCTGCATTATTGTTAATAACTTTCGACTAGTGAACAAATTGGTTTTCGACTAATGAACAATGTCGTATTTACGTGCACGCTTTAAACGTGC